CATGCCGCTCAGATATTTTCGCAGGCCATCCCACGTCTTGGTCTGGGCGACCATTGACCCGGCGAATTTGCTGTCGAATATGCCGGTGATGGCGTTTCTGATCGAGACTGAATCCTTTTTGACGGTTTTCGTCATGCCATCATAGGCAAATGACACCTGATTTCCGGTAACAGAGGCGCGGATGCCGAATTCTTTCAGGCGCTCGAACTCACCGGTCTGGGCGTCGGCGATCATTTCGACCGCGTCCATCAGGTTTTTCCCCATGCCCGCCGCCCCGTCACCGAGCGAGCGCATAGACCCGTCGGTCGGGTCGATGCCATAGGCGCGCATCTTGATAAATGCCTCTGCCGCCTGATCGACGGCCGTACCGGTTTCAACCGCGAACCCCTCAACCCATTTCAAAGAGGCCTTGGCCTTTTCGCTCGATTTTTCCATTACGGTCAGGGTGGTGGCGAAGCTCTCGAACTGCGCACCGGTGGTGAATACCCCCTTCGCCAGACCGACCGAGGCGGCGGTACCCAGCGCCACGGTTGCCAGAAGCGTGGCCTTGGCAGCGGTGCCGACACCCTCAAGCGTCCGCTTCAGGCGCTGATTTTCAGCGGCAAATCCCTTGATGACACGAGCGGCCTCCCTCATGCGGCCCTTGACCAAGCGGGCGGTTTCAACCACCCGCTTGCTGACATTGCGCACAGCCAGATCAGCACGGACGATTTCAAGGGTCAGGCGCTGACCGAAGGTTTCCCGCAAGGTCATCCCCGTGCGCCGCGCCTGCGGGGCGATCCGCCCGACCTCGGCCTTCAGGCGGTCAGCGGCCCCTGTGGCGTGTGTCATGGTCGCCACCACAGGGCTGATGGCGGGGGCGAGGGATTTGACGGAATAGCTGACGCGGCTGAACCCCTCGGCCAGCGCATAGGCATTGCGCGTGGCCGAAACGGTTGATGTGCCCGCCTGATCGAGCGCCGCCGCATAATCCTGCGCCGCATCGGCTCCGCCCGATTGGGCATCCGCCTGAGACTGGATGCCGGTGGCGGCCTGTTTCAGACCGCCCGTTAATTCCCTGATGCTGGCCCCGATCTGGCGGGCGGGGTTTGACGCCCCGTCAACAAGCGTCACCGTGGCTTTAAGGTTGTAATTTGCCATGTATTGCTAACGCCTGATCGTGCCAAAACAAAAGGTCTTCGAGATCCATGTCCCACACCTCGGCCATACCGCCGAAGGTGTAGGCGACCTCACCTATGACGTCGGGCCAGTTTCCGGGGACTTTCCCATCCACGTTTTCAGCTGCTCGGACAGGGCCTGATAGTCAGGCACAGCCAGCGCATCGATCACATTGACGCTGACATCCGCCAGCCGCGCGATCAGGCCCAGCGAACCGGCGACATCGCCGTCATATTTGTCAAATACCCTGAGGTCGCCTGCCTTAGGGGCGCGCAGGGTCAGGACGGAATAGGTTTCCTCGCGCTCGGTATCACCGGAACGCAGGGTAATTGTCACCGGCTCAAGCAGGGTGCGGACAAAGGGTTCCATCACAGATTTGGCCATCAGATCATCTCCTCAGCAGGCGGGCCTTCGACAACAAGCGAAACCTTGCCATCTTCGATTTTCGGGGGTTCGCCGGTGCGATAGGCGTCACGGATCACATAGGTCTGACCGGTGTCTGTGCGAAATTCGACGGTCGCCGCCAGCACGTCATAATCGCCCAGGCTGTCGCCCTCGCCGTAATTGACCTCGCATTCCAGCTTCGCGCCGATTTCCTTTTCGGTGTAGCGGCCGGTGCGGTGGCTGTCGGTGTTGGTGGTGCGTTCCATGCCTCCCGGCATCAGGGTCGCGTTGCCACGGGTATCGAGTTCGCGCCCGTTGAACCGGATGGTGGCGACCCCATAGAGTTTTTTGGTCATTTTCAGAGCCTCTTAAATCGCGCTTAACCGACCGGCTGGATCACAGCCGCGAAGCGCAGGAGCTGGTCGACGAAATCAGGCGGCAAGAGCGCATCAAGGCGGTCGCGGTCAGAGGCGTTGCGCTCAACCACCAGCGCCTTGATGAACGCATCCACGTTCTCGACGATGGCGGCCGCCTCCCACTGACGCGCAAGCGCGATCAACTCGGCCGTCATGGTCGACGGGGTGACAATGGCCTGACCCAGACCATAGCGACCACCATCATTGCCGAGTTTGTGACGCGGATATTTGAGGGCGACCATTGAACGGACGGAGGCCCGCACATAGTAGAGGCACAGGATGGCATTGAGCGCCCGCAGGCTGTCGTCCGCGATGCCGGTCGCCGTGGTCTTATAGGTCGTAATCGGCTGCTCGATGCACAGATTACCCCCCTCATCAACGATGAATGTCGAGAGGCCATCGGCCAGCAGATATTCGCGCTCTTCACGCGTCAGGCGATCCGATACCGCAGGCGGCACGATGCCGGGCAGGGTCAGATATGTCCACGGTCGCGCCGGGTCGATGGCACCGGCAGGCACCACGCGCGCGGCCAGTACCGCCGCCAGTTCATAGGCCGGTGACGGCAAGGCCTTGATGCCCCCAATAACAGATTGCGGGCTGTTGCGGCTTTCGCCAAGGGCCTCAAGTGCCGACAGGATGCCGGACAGGGCCGTATAGCTGATGCCGTCCAACTGGCGCATGGCACCGGCGCGGGACGCCAGTTCCTGCTCGATGACCGCCAGATTGGCAGCACCGGTATAAGGATGCACGAACGCGTCATAGCGCGCATCGCCGATGGCGGCGAACACGCTGGCCAGATCGGGGTCACCGGCTCCGGCCGTACCGGCATCGATGTCCACCGTCAGGCCCTGAGGCGTGCGATCCTCATCGTAATAGTTGAGGCGGACATCCAGCCCGTTACCGATCAGGCCCTTGTGTTTGGCCGTCAGGGTTACGACCGCATCTTCAGCCGCCGCCGCCATCGGCAATTCGGCATTGGCTGTCACGGCGGCGGCGATGGCCGTGGCAATGGCCGTTGGCGTTTGACCCGACTGGATGGCCACCGGCACAGGCTGACCGGCAATCATCAGGGCCAGCGTACCGGCCTCGGTCGGCGCATCACTCAGGGTCAGGGTTTGCGTGGCAGCGGTGGCCCCCGTGGCGTCATCGAGTGCGATGGCCGACAGTTCGACTGTGCGGTCGGTATTTAGCCAGGCACGGCACATGCGCGCCAGTTGCGACCCGCGACCGAACAGGACGGCGGCCTCATCCGGCGATGTCACCCGCTTGACCGTCAGGGTTTCGGCGGCGCCGGAGGCCAGTTGCTGGCCGATCAGCAGGGCCTTGACGCGCGCATTTGACCGCCCCGACTTGGAGGTATCAAATTCGGCATGGGCACCGGGCGTCAGATACATGGGGATTTGCGAAAAACTGATCGTCACGTCAGGTGTCCTTTTTCTGTACGGCGGGGGCGGCAGCGGCCTTCTGGGCCTTCTGGCGGGCGGCGGTGTCATCGACCACGTCCCCGTCCCTCAGGCGGCGCGTCCAGTAGATGGACGGCCTGACCCAATCGCCCGCCGCAGGCAGGTATGCGCCGCCATGATCGGCCGACCGGACTTTGCCAGTGGCCGAGGCGGGTTTGAGGTAAATCTTGTCCACGTTATGGTCTCCTAATCGGCGGTGGGCAGGGTGATGATGTCGTGTGCCAGGGCCTGACTATCAGGGCTTTCCCAGCGCACATCGAACGTGCGGAAATCATTGAGATCGTCGTCGCCGGTGGCGGTCGGGGCGATCTGAAACTGAGTGGTGAACTGCACGGCCAGCATCGACCATTTGCGCTCGATGATCGCCGCCGACGGGCGCACGAACTGGCACGACCCCAGCTCCAGCCCCGTGATGGACAGCCCCAGATCGTGATCGAGCAACAGGCCGCAGGCATCCAGCACCATCTGATAGGAACCGACCTCGGTACCCGTCGCCGTGGCCTGACCGTGACGGGTGGCCACCTCATTGCGATGGTTCATCGCCGCGACCACCAGCCCGAACGAGCCGCGCACACGGGTACCGCTGCGCGATTTATCGACCGACGACCAGCCGCCAAACGTCACCCATGCCGCAGGGCAGTTGATCTGCGCCTCTTTGAGGTACATATCCCAGTCGGTCGGATAGCTGCCGAGATGCCGATAGGCATAGCCCAGCACACCGGCGTCACTGGCGGCCCTCAGGCGGGCGATGATGCCGTTTTCAATCGCGGCGATCATGCGTCCCATCCGTCAAAAAAATGCCCGCCGATCAGGTCGCCGATTTTGGCGATGTCATCATCATTGATGCCGACCATAGGCCGCGCCGGAATGGTCACCTCAAGAGCCGAGCGGAAGCCCAGACCCGGAATGACAAAGGCCAGACGCTTGGCCGTCTTGGGCCGGATGGTCGCGCCAAACTGATGCGTCGGGGCATAGATCAGGTTCGTGCCCCAGACGGCATCCGTGACGGTCGCCTCAGACGAATAGGAGTCGCGCAGGTGGCCGCGATCCACGAGGGTCTGACCGCCCGTCGTGGCGGCGCGGCGGGACGGTTGCCACGGCGCGCCGTCCGGCCCCACCTGATCCTCAAAACGCTGCTTTGTGCTGACCTCGCCATAGCGGGCGACATCAGTCATCAGCGCCTGCGTGTCAGCACCGGCGGCGATCAGACCGAGCATGGCCCCGTGCAGCGCAGGCAGGTCGTTGAGGTCGATATCCAGACGCACACCGGTCATCAGTAGCCCCTCATGCGGTCACGGCTGAACAGGCGGTCGGGCGTCGAAAACTGGACGGAGGCGGACTGGGTAGCGGTGGCTCCATCATCACCGGTCAGGGTGGCGGTGCCCTCAGCCACCATTTTGAGCCAATCCATGACCTCTTGGTAACGCGCCGCCACCTGTTCAGGGGCGCTCGTTTTATAGAGGCGATAGCGGGCGATATCACAGGCCGCATCGGTCAGTACCGACGGCACTGGCGCAAACGGCCCCGGATAGCGCTTGGAAATATAGGCGTTAATCTTGCCGGTCGCCTCAGTGAGGACGGTCGCCAGCTTCGCCTCATCGATGACGCCATTAAGCGCTTCGTCCGTCAGCTGTATCAGCTCGGCCGTTTCAAAGCGCGCGGTCATGTCAGTGAGGGTGGCGTACAAGAGGGATGTCCTAAAAAAAGGCGGGGCGGCGGAATTGGCAGTCGCCGCCCCAGTTACAGGATCAGGATAGGCGGAACGCTTACTTACCCTTGGCTGGTCGGGCCTTGGGCTGGGGAGCCGGAGGCGGTGTATCCGCCTCCGGTTCAATGGCCGGAACATCAGTCTCCGGCGCTGGTGCGTCATCACCGTCGGACTTAGTGTCATCAGGTGTATGGCTTTCAGACGCGGGCATAATGACCCCTTCAGGCGAGGTTTCGGTCGGGGCCGGCGCACCTTCTGCGGCGGCCTCCGCGATGGGCTGAGTTTCTTCAAACACCTCGCTCGCTGGGGGTATATCGGGTTGATCGGCTTCAAACGCAGTAACGATTGCCCGCATCTGTACCTCACTGAATGGCCCAGCCTCGATGTAAAGCTGCTGGGGCATGGCAGCCTCGATGTCATCGACTGACGGCGGCGGCCCCCACTCTTCGCCATTAAAAACCTGCCACGTCAGGACGGGGTCTTTAGCGATGACCAGGACGCGCTGCAGACCACCCGGACTGCACACCAGTTCGACCTCCTGCCACTGACGGGCAGCGGCAAAGACCAGACCGGCGCGGCGGTAAGGGACGCGGAGCGACTTGACGCGGATTTTAATCATGTCCACGGCGCGCCTCTTACGCCAGCTTCGGCGCAACGATGATTTTCACATCGTTGTAAAGCGTATTGCTATCGCCGCCGTTGACCAGTTGGGTTTCAAACAGGGCTTTGGCTGCGGCTTCGTTGGAGTTGCCAACGACAATATGCGTCGGGCGGATGGCCAGCGGTTCGCCCTGCTCGTCCTTCAGGCCCGTCATGGCCGCCTTGGCGGCTTCATAATTGGCCCGGTTGAGCGTGTTGGTCGAACGGTGCGCGAGTTGCGGCATGGTATAGCCACCGGCACCGCGCGCCTTACCGTGCAACGGCACCTTACCGTTATTCATTTCGATGACATCACGGTTAGTGCCCATCCAGAACGTCGGTGCCTGACGGTTCTGCAACAGGATTGGCTTCAGCGGCTGCGTCAGGTCGACCAGGAACCACGGGTCGACAGTCCCCGCCCCCGACGACATATTGGAATAGATGCTTTCAACCAGCTTACCGTCACCGTCACGATAGTCATAAGGGTGATCGGTATCGAAGAAGTTCTGGCCGTCATAGCATTCGCGCAGGTGTCCATCGCGCAAAGCCGCAAAGATCAGATCATCAGGCAATTCGCCCGCCGACTTACCCCAGCTTTCGATCAGGGCGTTATAAGAGCCGAGATTATCATCCGACCAGTCGTCTTCGTCGATCTCGACTTCGCCGGTGAACTTATCGTTGGCCAGATGGTAAACTTTTTCAGCTACGGCCTGATAGCGGCGCTCACCCATCCATTTGCGGAGCTTGGGGAAGCGGCCAAACCAGCCATACTTGTTAGAACCTGAGGTGGATGGCACCGGTGTAGCCAGTTGCGCCCCCACCAACAGGGCAGATTTCAGACCCTTGGTGAACAGGGCCGAGTAGGTAACGCGCTGTGCATCCAGCGAGGCTTGGGTCATTACGCCGTTCATTGAGACTGTCCTTCGTTCGGGGTTAGGCGTCGTGGCCGGGAGCGATCCACACACCGGCAGGGGTCACATCCTTGATGCGGCCAGCCTTGGGACGGGTGTTGGTGGCGTGGGTCTTGCCGACCGTCTCGTCATCGATGACATAACAGTCGTTTTCGATATCAGCGGCGGTGATGGCATCGCCGGACGTACCGTTGCGCAGCAGGTACCAGCCCTCATGCTCAATCTCGGCAATCACATCACCATTGGCGACGCCACCTTCGGCACTATGTTTGAAGATACCCACCACACGGCAGGTGGCGGCATCAGCGGCCTGAGCGGCCATATCCGCCCCTTGTCCGGGGCGGGCGGCGCGGGCGAACCCTGAGGCCAGCATAGCCAGACCGCCCTGCCAGACCTTAACACCGGCAGCCAGCCCGACCTGGCGGGCCTTACCGTTACGGCGCTCCAGCGCCTTATTGGGGCCAGTCAGCGCCATTATTTCGGTTCCTTCTCAAGGGCATCGCGCGCGGCGATGAATTCTTCTTCGGTCAGACCGGCACTGGCGGCAGCGGCCACCTCAACCTCAGTCAGACCATTGGCATTTTTCGCAGGCGCGTCGCCATCGAGGACGGCACCGGCAGACACGACAACCTCTTTCTTGCCGACGAAAGAATTGAAGCGGTCAGGCTGGTGGCGGGCGAAGTCGAGCATTTCCCCACGCTGCGCAGGCGTAAACTTGCCTGCGGCGATGGCGGCATCGACCGACGCGGCGATATCCTTTTCGGCCAGATCGTCGACCTTCTTCTGAAGCGCATCATAGGCAGCGGCGGGGACGATAATCTCTCCCGCCTTCGCGACTTTCCTGTCCTTCAGGGTGGCCGAGGCCGTAACGATCTGTTCTTCGGTGGCCGTCTCATTCAGGCCGAGGGCGCTAACAGACGCTTTCAGGCGCGTCGTCAGTGAGGTAGCAGCCGCGACGACCTGTTCCTCGGTCGGGCTTTCACCCGTGAGGCCCAGCGCCGCCGCAATAGCGGTCAGTTTCATGGGGGAGTCCTTGGTTTGCTGGCTGGCCGCAATGGCGGGCAGTCCGTCGATTGCAGGATTGTTGGTCAGGGCCGCATTGATCAGCCGTGTAACCAGTCCCGATTTTTCTTCCGCCCTGAACAGCGGGGAAATGTAACGATATTCACGGGCCAGAAGTCGCGCCGTTGCCGGAACCGTCCAGTCAACATCCGCCTTCACACCCTCATCATCAGCAAAGAGGCGGGTGACCCAGCCCGAAGCCGGACTCTCCTCACCCTTGGGGGCTTTGAAAAGGAGGCTATGCTCATAATCAAAGTGCAATTGCTGTTGACCAGCCAACTTCAGGCTGGCGGTAACAATCGCCTCGGCATGCGCACGATCCTTAACCGTGTACGGCCCGCGACCGTCGCGCAAAGTAAATGTGCCGATCGGCAGAAGCAGAATGGTCTTTTTAACGCGGCCTTCGCCGTCCAGCACGTCAATCGCGCTGGCAAAAACATCTACTTCATGATTGCCCCCCTTGGCGGATGACATCTGAACCTCAAACGGATCAGGGGCCACGGCGGCCCCGACTTGTGAGGCTCAGATTAGAGAGGGGAGCGGGGACGCATCAGGGTGAAATATTTCACCCATGCCTGAGATCAGGGCCGCTCAGGCAGGGGCTGGATGTCATACGTCCAGTGGTCGCGGCTAAAATCCACAGTGATGCGGCGGTCGTCAAGCGTCTTTGTGTAACGCCGCACCAGCTGCTGGCGAGAATAGTTGCGCCACGCCTTGTTATCGCCGGTCAAATCGACTATCTTGGGCGGGAACCCGGCCTCGTTTCGGACGTTAGGCAGAGCGGCAGAGGCTACACTCTGAACATTCTGCAGGACGGGCTTTTTATAAAAGGTGTTGGACTCAAGGCCTTTTTCGCGGCGCTTGATATTGGTCACATAGACATATACCCCACTGGCCCGCCGAGCCACGAACACAACATCCAATTTTCCGAATATCACAGCATCCGGGGCCGCCACGATACCAGGCAGTTCGAGAAAATCCGTTCTGGACATGGCTATCTGCCCGCGCTGGGTTTCAGCAACTGAATCATAATGGTTGTTGCGCACATGACGCACCGCATCGGCTGTCAGCTCATGCTCAAACCCGCTAAGATCAAGTCCATGTTTTCGGGCCAGTGTGACAAACGGCGCTGATACAGGGCCGGTAATAAATCGCTCCTTTTTCTCTCCGGACAATGCCGCATCCACGACCCTGTCAATAGCGACGGTTACCTCAGCCTCTGAACGCATATCCCGCGCCCAGACCCATTCGGCATGATCCGGTTTTTTGAGCGCCTGCGCCACCTCAGGCAGATCGTCGATCAGGTCAGGACGTGGCACAACCGCATAGCCCCTGGGGTCACGGAACAGGCCATCTGTCACCGCCAGCGGCCAGCCGTCACGATCCTGTACGATCCGGCCCTGACCATCCGCGTCAAAGACGTTCAGGAACGCCGTCGATGCCGTCTTGGCTTCGGCGGCCGGAACCGAGGGCCGACCAGGACGCACCAGCGCGGGGGCCGGTGACAGGGGACGCAAAGGGGCCTTGCCGACATTATAATTAAAGCCGGGGTCTATGCCGCGCTCGATCTGCGTCACCTCGCCCGTGCGCGGATGGACATAGGTCACCGGCTCAAATTGCACCGGTTTGCTGATCTTCAGGCCGCGCGTCTCCATCATGCGACGCGTCAGGGATTGAGTGGCGCAACGGCAATTCCAGCCGCACGGCGGATAATGGGTATCCCACCACGGATCATCGACGGGCAAACAGGTGCCGTGCCATTCCCGATGCTGAAGGCGCGTCCGGCCATCGCCCGACCGACCGCCGACCGCGATATACATCAGATACGGGAACGCCCGCTTTGAGCGTTCAATGCGCTGCCAGTTGCCATGCGCGCGGGCGGTGCGCACATTCATGTCAAAAATCGTGCGCAGGCGGCGGTCAGACCCCAGTTGCACCATCTTGGTCTCACCGGTCAGCGGGTCGGTCATTTCCTGACGCCCCCACCAGCCCGCCGCCTGAAGGTGCGGTTTCAGGCCCGCCTTGAATTGCTCAAAGGTCTGACCGTCCGCCAGTGCCTGATCAACGGCCTGACGTGTGATTTCCAGCAGCTCAAGATTGGCCATCTTGGCGACGGCGAAGGCCCTGGCATGTTCCTCTTGCCAGACGTCCTGCCACGCAAAAGACGGGGTCAGCCCCTTCGACCGGAAATAGGCGATGGCATCCCTGGGCGGCAATGGTGTCAATGACGGTTCAGCCATTTACCCCTGCCCGTCCGTTTCCCCCTCAAGCCGCGCCGCAAACAGGGTGCGCGCCAGCAGGCCGGTCAGTTTGGCCGGATCAGTATCGGCCAGAGCCGACAAACCGGCGATAATCTCATCATAGCTATTGGCTGCCGCCACCATCTCCTCGATGTCGCCGATCAGCGGGGCCATGACCTCAGTCCACTCATTGGCCGCCGCATCCACCAGATCATCGAGCCGGTCTTTATCCTCGCCATGAGCGGTCGATTGGGCGGCCCCGACCGACAGCGCCGACGCCGCGACCGCTCCCTCAGGTTTTAAGACGCCTTTAAGACGGTTTAAGAAGGGTCTGTGTGCGTTTAAGGCGGCGGCGGGGATGTCTGAGCCGCCCGCCCCGTCATCCTCAGTCTGTGGCGCGGGATTCCGGGAGGCAGCAGATCGGGGTCTAAGGAGGCGCACGGGCTTGCCGGTGTCCTTCCGGTCGGCCGGATCAGGCAGACCCAGTTTGTCACGCACGACTGACTCTTCGACCTCGCCACCCAGATCGACAAAGCGCTCGATCTTCTCCATGTCTTCGACGCTGAAGAACTCGTCCTCACCGATATTGACCTCAGGATATTCGCCTGAAGGCGGCGGGCCGTGGTTGAAATCGACCATCCACTGCGCCATTTCGGTGAGGGTTTCAGCCAAGCCTTCGGCGTCAGCGCGTTTGATGTCCTGACGCACCTCATTGTGGACGGCCCCGCTGGAGCCGAACCCGCCCGTCGTCGCATCCGTGGTGCCGGTCTGGCCCAGCACCGCTTTTGAAACCTGCTGATCGAGCATAGTGATCAGGTTGTGGAACACCTCGGCATTGCCGCTGACCAGACCGTTGACGAATTCGACTTCCATCGACTTCGGGATGATGCCCGCCGTGTCTGTGCCGATCCCCACGACTGCGCGCATCAGGGTGCGCCGGTCGTCTTCAGTGGCCGAGCTGTCATATTTACCAAGGCGCATGGGGATGCCGTAGATTTCGGCGAATATAACCCAGTCCTTGATGGCGAAGTTCTGGAACAACCACGCCCAGGCTACGCCCCGCGCCAGACCGCCACGGATCGGCAGGCCGGTTTTGGCCGTGTGACGGTGGATCAAAAATTTATAGGGCGGCAAGTCGGTAGCCAGCCCCGCCGTGCCATCCGGCCCGCCCCTCAGGCGCAGGGTCTCAAGATCGTTCTGATCCAGCTCAAACCATTTCTGATTGCGGTTAACCAGACGCACCGGCAGCCATTGCTGGCCGGTCGCCCAGACCACCTCCTGAATGCTATAACCCTTACCAAGCGCATCCAGCATATCTTTGCGCGCGCGGCGGATGGCCGGACGGCGCAGCACCTTGCGCACGAGATCCGCGTCACCTTGCCCGCGCGCATCATCTGTGGCCGCCGCGACCGTGATCGGCAATTGCGCCACCGCCAGCTTGCGGGCGGATAAGACTCCCTGATAGTGCAGGTACTTCTCTTCGATCTCCTCAGCCAGATCGAAATAGGCGTCGGTATTACCGGCCTCGGCATCGCGCATGATGCGCGCCAGCCGCATAGGATCGAGGCCCTGCGCCGGATGGCCGGACAGGACAGAGCGCACCCCACCCAATGTCGGGGCGGCAATCTCACGCGTCAGCAGCTCACGCTCAAACGGACGGCCATGCACGTCAAGGATGCTGGATTTTACCTTCACCATGCGCCACCGCCCTTACTCATGCCGTGACGGGTCAGTCCACCGACGCGGCGGCCCATGCCCAAACGGCTATCGTCATCGTCGTTGTCAGGTTGTGCGGATCGGGCGGAGTCGTAGGCATAGACAGACACACCATCATTTGCCGCCTCATTGGCCAGTGCGCCCGCCCAGAACATATCCGGGTGAATTTCACCTTCAGCCAGCGCCTTGGTGGTGCGGCTGGCCCGCTTCAGACTGCGATGATCAGCCCGCACCTTAGGATCAGATGGCAGCCGGATGGTGCAGTTTTCAAACCTTAGACGATAGCCGGTCGCCAGATCGAGCTTACGCGGCGCGGTGAACAGCACCCCATCGATCATGGATTCACCCCAACGTGCTTGCGCGTCCTCAACGACCTTTTCCCCCATGCCGGTCTGGTCGATCTTGACGCGCATGGTGCGGTATTTGCGGATCAACCGATCCATTTCCTTGTCCTGTTCGGCAAACGTCGCGCCGACCAGTTCCACCCGTTCCCGCAGCCACAGGAAGCCGTCCACATCTTCAAACACCCAGATGACGGCCGTATCATTCCGACGCGCCACGTCACGGCCGATATAGACCGGCCCGCCCATATAAAGCTCAGGCTTACCCGCGTCCTCATGCTCACAGGCCGCGTAATCAGCGGCATTAATCCATGAGCCGCCGCCCGTTTTCGGAATACAGTTCAGCTCTTCGTCGGCATTGTCGCCGTAGGTGTCGAAGATGTCCCTGATCCACGCTTCCTTCGGCAGGATGTCCTTTGTCGCCATGAGCGCCACGCGCTCATAGAGGCCGTCCTGAATGGCCTCATCAAAGGTAATGCGCAGGGTGCCCCCCTTGCGTTTCCCCGCCTTAATGTCGTCGATCAGCAGGTTGAAAGGATTATCCACGCCGTCATGCGTTGATATGACAACCACCCGACCGCCCCAGATCATCAGTGCCAGGGCAGCTTTCAGCACCTCTTCAAGGTCGGTAATAAAGGCGGCTTCGTCGATAATCACCAGCCCCTGCTTACCGCGCAACGCACGGGCAACCGACGGCAGGGCGACGATCTCATAACCAGACGCAAAGGTGACACGGAACGCCTTAATGTCCCCTTTGGGGTCTCTTAGGGTTATCTCACCCATTTCTGACACAGCATGGCCGAACGCCTTGGCCCACATGCCGCAGACGTCGATAAACTCACGGGCCATCTCCATGTCATAGCCCATGTACCAGACCTTCATGCCACCGGCCTCACGGCTGGAGGCGGCGGTCATGACCGCCAGCGCGGCAATCCCCCACGTCAGGCCGATCCTGCGTGACTTCTCAATGACCAGCAGCGCATGGACAGACGTGGCGGCAATAGCCTTGCGCTGATAGGGCAGCAGGACATCATTGTCATTGACCGCCTCAAGTCTGTGGAGGGCATCTTCGTAAGGATCAACGGGCTTCAGCTTCATGCCTTATCCCCTCCGATCATCGCATCCCAGACACGCTTTTTGGTGTCCGGTGTCCAGCCTTCGGCATCTGCCACAGCGTCCACACGCGCAGCGGCCTCTTTGGCAAATTCAGCCTTCGCCTTCAGGTAACGTTCCTGATCCGTCTTTTGTGCCGCCGCCAGCATCTGCAACGACTTGGCCAGCTTCTCGACGTCCTTTGCAGCGTAGAGTACCGAGCGGGTTTCCCCCTCGTCGGTTTCCTCGACGGCCGTCATCAGCTCCATGATCATGGTCTGGAGCATCTGGATATTGGCCCGGCTAACCTCATCCGGGTTATCGCCCAGAACCTGACCAAAGGCTTCGCCCATCGCCCGGCTGCGCTTAATCCGATCCTGCGCCGCCCTGAGGCGTTCAGCATATCGGCCCAGACCCGACCGCGACGGCATATCGAACGCGATGCCGCTATCGGCCTCAAGTTGCTTGAGCTGTGCCACGATCTCGTCCAGCGTGACATTAGCCGCGATCAGCCGCGCCACCTGCTGACGGATAGGGTCTGGCAATTTATCAACCTTGGAAACGGAATGGCGGCGCGGCGTCATGGCTCAGTCCACCGCCGAGGGACGCGCAACACCGGTGACCGTGGACTGACCTTCAGCCGCAGCAATGCCGCGTTTATTGACGATGACGACACGGACATTTCCAACCGTTTCGACATTCACCAGACCGATATCGCGCAGATAATCGACCTGTGCTTCGACACGGCCGCGCGACACATCGAACCCAAGAGGCCCAATGGCGATATGGATCGTGGCCACATTCGCGCGATAACTCAGGTCAGGATCGGCCAGCAGACGTAAGATACACAGGCGCAGGCTTTTATTGACTTCTTCAACGATACTCATGACGGGTCTCTCATTGTCCACTGGCGAATGGTTTGCAGGTCAGACCGCAAGGCGCTCATGATGTCTTTCACACCGTCGATCTTGGCCCCCAACTGATCGTCACCGCCCTTGATCTCGGCCCTGAGGGTGTTGATGTCGCCCTTCGTAGCGACCTCCTCAATCTCGGCCTCAAGCTTGGTCAGGCGGTCACCATGTCGGCTGACCGTGGCGGTTAACTCCTTGGCCGCCTCCGATTCCTTCCAGCGCCCGGCGCGGCTGAAGGCGGCAAAGTTGAGCAACAGCGATAAGCCGGAAAACAGCAGGGCCGATATGGCAATAAACTGAGCCGTCATCACGCCCCCTTTCCCAAATATGCGCGGCGCTCAAGCACCGCCTGACAGGGCGCGCAGCGGCGGGCCGATGGCACCGCACGGCGACGAGCCTCGGTAATCAGGTCACCGCAGCCCTCACAGTCGTCACAGCCCTCGGCCTGCGCGGCGGTGCGGATACGCGCAACAGCCGTGCTGACCTCAATGGCGTTAATCTTGAGGTCGCGGGCCTGTGCCCGATCAATGTCATCAACATAGTCAGCCACCCGCCACCTCCCCAACCTGCCCAAGACAGGCCGCGCGCGCATCAACGGTACGGTCATACAGACCACCGGCCCAGACGATCAGGGCGGTGACCCAGTCATGGCCTGTGGCATTGGCACGGATCTCGGCGGTGTCAGGCACCACCGGTACCGGTGCGATATCGGCCCACACCTCAGGGGGGCAGGCCGTGACGGTCACCACGCGCTCGATGACGACAGGCTCAGGCCCAGAGTCAGGGACGGGCGATGGCTTGGGCGCGCTGGCGCAGGCAGTCAGCATCACACACAATGAGGCCGTCATCAGCGACCGGCGCGACCTTGAGAGCGGCGTCATTCTGGTACTTTCTTAAAACGGTGGATTGGCCCCGCGCCTCGGCGCGGGAAATGGCAGCATCCTGATCGGCCCTGAGGGTGTCGATCTGGGTTTTGAGGGCCTCGGCGCTGACATAGAGCGCCTGCACCGAGGGCGTGCAGCTGGGCGAAAGGTCACCGGCTAACAGGGCGGTTTCGCAGGTCTCGGCAGCTTTGGCCCGGTCATAGATAGACAGAATAGCAATGTGGCAATGGGTTGTGATTTGCTGCCCCTTATCCACCTTCACGCCATCAATACAAAGCCACTCCCCCCTTAAAGCAACTTCCGACTCCTTCCGGGCCGCGCGCTCAGAAAGGTAGAGGCTTGATGACAAAGCCAGCGCACCCGCCAAAGCGATAACGATCTTAATCATTGCCGCGCTCCTCAAGGGTAAGGTCGGCATCGTTTGTGGGGCTAATAAACGATGCCGACCCATCCTCACCGGTCGACGCCCTGACACAGGCCTCGTGACCGGCAATCTCATTGAAAAAGGCCTCCGGCGCGATGGCCTGACGGACAAACCCCAGACCCAGAACCGCGACAGCGATCACGCTGTTGATGGTCAGGGTTAGCCAAAGCGGCAAACCGCCCTTGATGCTGGCATCAACCCCCAGCCAGATCGGCTGAAGGGCAGCAATTGCAGCAAGGCCACGGATAGTGTGGCGCTTCAGATGCGCAGGGATGTCGGAGACGAGCTTGAGCTTAAACACGTTGCGCCCCCCACAATTCAAAGTGCGGGCCGTCCGTTTCGCCCTTTTCGCCGGGCTTACCGTTGCGGTTCCAGTCCTTGCCCCAGCGTATGGGGATATTCAGGGCCTCAGCCGCCCTGAGCATAGCGTGGGCGATCTTGTGATCATCTTCCCAGATCACGCGACCACCCCGTATGTGCGCCAGATCGACGGCGTGGCCATAGCCAGTGGATTTTTGAACAAAATGGTTTGAGGTCAGCGTCCATGTGACGCGCGGCAGTTTCGGCTGCGCCAGCTTGACGCTCAGGCCCTGCGCCTTCATTTCCCCGGCAGTGCGGCCCTGACCGTACAATTCCAATTGACGGGCATAGGTGCGCACGCCCTCAATAACGGTAAAATCGACATCACAAATATGTAGCGCCGCCGTCACGACCTCGATCAGATGCGGATGCACCCCCCTGAGGTTAGACGTGCTGCGCGCGCCAAAAATGCGATTGGGATAGAGTTGCGTGAGGGCCTGTGTCATGCCCCCACAATGCGCGGGGCCGGTCGATTAAATCAGGGTGAAATATTTCACCCCTGACGCGCCTCAGAACAGATTAAGCTGCCGCTCGGCAGCGGCGCGGGCCTCGGCCTGCTGGCGGATATAATGCACATTTCGTACGCTGCACCAATATTTTTTCGCAACCGCCGTCGGCCCCATACCGGCCCTGAGGTCAGCCAGTATCGCCGCATGTTTTCGTTGCGTGAGGGGCAAGGCAATGGTTTCGCCTGCAAAACGGCCCGCCAAAAGGGCCACGGCCTCGCGGCCCAGAACAACCGTGAGCGGGTGATTATCAGCCGGAGATACAGGCACAAATATACGCGACCCGCCGAAGCGCTCGGCTAGGGCGGCAAACGCCTCTGCGCCAATGACGGCCCTGACCTCGGATATGAGGTTGTCGTCTATCGGCGCAATGGTCGCTGTAATGTGGGCCTGCCTGATCATCAGTCGCGCTCCCGACCGATCAGGTAACCGCTGAGCCACATAAAGGCGGCAGCGGCCAGAAACAGGGCATCAGACATGGCGGCACCAGACATGGCGGCACCCCTTTTTTTTGCAATCAGTTCGTCCAGACGGAATTTCAGCACCTCGACATGCCGTGAGGCAGGCACGCCAGTTAAATCCTGCGACCAGCCCGCCCGTTCGGCCATCTTCTTCAGCGCCTCAATCAGGCGGTACATTTCCTGCGCGTCGGCCCACTGGAGCTTATCCACGCCCAGCTGACGACGGCCAAAGGCCTCAAGTGCCGCCTCAGAAGGGTCACGCACCACCCCAAGCTGACCAAGGCTGATCCACAATGCGCGCGCTTTCTTGGCGGTCGGATGCTGTGCCGGTTGTTTGACCGTGACACCGGCCTTGCGGTTATGAACCACCAACGTCGGTTTCCACCCAAGGCGCTTGAACGCCTCAAGCACGCGGTCGGCCTGCGCGTCCGTCAGACCCCTGGCCGTTACCTGACCGGTCTCGCGCTGAAGGATGGCGCGGTAATCATCGTCATGCAGCGCCATCTCTTTTTTGGCTATGTGGATTTTGGCGAGGGTCTTGCTCATGCCCGACCCTCGCGCTTATGCGGCTCAGGCCGCTTTGGACAGGGCCTCATAACCCTCTGCCGCCCGCTTGAGGTCATTATGGATGACCTCAAGCAAACAACACAGGTTTTCCGGATCACAGTGATGCAGGTCGCCGGAACCGGACAGACACAGCAACAGATCACGCACCGCCGCCAGGGCCGAAAGAGCGTTGAACAGGATGATGTCAGGTTCACGCATGGCCGAACAACTCCATCTGAACCGCGGGCATTCCTTCGGGCAGACGGTCGATGGCTTTGAAAGCCTGAAGTTCGCGGATCGCTGTGACCACGGTGGGCTGACTTCTGCCCAGTGCGCGCCAGATTTGCTCGAACGTCCAGCCCATTTCGACAAACCGCCGCGTCTTGCTCAGAACCGGCGATCTGGCAATCCACGTCTCGACGTGCTTGGCATAGGTATCTTTCACGAACTGAACCGAATGGTTCTTCAGCGCGATAAACGCCCGCACGATCAATACCGAAATCTGAGCCGCCCGTTCCGAACGTAGGACGCTCGAAAGCATCAAGGCCCCGCCCTCGAAGAAGGCAATCGGAAACGCGCGATTTGCCATCATTGAAGTCGCATTTTGCGACTTCAATTGTTGCGTTTCGCTCACCGTCAGCGGCGAGCAGAAATCTTCCGGAAAGCGGTCGGGGTTGCGTCTCACCGCCTCGACGATGCGCTTCGGCTCGACGCCATAGAACGCGGCCAGATCGACGGCCAGCATGAACGGTTCGCGTCCCGGCAGGTGCCAGATGCGCGCGGTGATTTGATGAAGTGTCGGTAGATTGGTCATGGTAGTGCTCCTTGCAGGTTAAATCCGGAACACCCACTGCTAAACGGGTGGCCGGACGGACGCGGGTTAGCAGACCATGCAAGGGTACACGGCGAGCCTTTCGGCTCCCCACGCCCGCCCGACCATAGAAAAAGGCGCACCCGTGATGGGAACGCGCCTGATCGAGCGCCTTGGTATACGGCCTGCTAAAACCGGTCTGGCTGTTTACACCAGACGCGGCCAAGCTGAGCCGAAGCGCCCCGATTGTCAAGGGGGTGTTATCCGACGGTTTCATGTCCTGACCACCTGTGGAGCCGAAGCCAGTTCGGCCTCAAGCTGGGCACGAAACTCTGGCGCCACCGCCACCCCCGCCGCCTTTAGGCGCGCGATCATGCCGTTAATGCGCGCCTCCCATGACGCGGCCAATGCACGATACGCCGCCTCTATCACCGACCACTCTTCTTGCGTGGTTTCAGGGGCTGGAGCGCTCAGGCGCGCGGCCACATCCCACAGGGTTTCGACCTCAAATTTCGACAGCACCTCAGGCATGGCCGCGTGATGTGTGGCCGTGAGACAGATGGTTTTGAGTTTTTCCTGACAAATCAGCATCAGACATTTCCTCCGATGATCAAGCCGACCCAGATCAGCCCCACGACAGTAAGCGCAAGGCCAATCCACAGCAGACGGCGCGGGCGGTTCGTGATTTCAAAAAGCGGATGACGGCGCACCGTGCGCGGGCCAAACCCGCGCAGGTGCATCCACAGGCCATAGACGGCCCAGGCTAAGCCGCGCCCCCTCATGACGCGGCCACATCAATGACGACGGCCTGCCAGCCCGCATTGGCATTGGCGCGACGATAGGCACGGATGTAGCGCTTCGTGCCTACGATACGGATGGAGTCGGAAATCGCCTGCATGGCCTGCGTCCAGCGGTCATCTTTAAACTCAAGACGACGCAGGCCGAGCAACTCACCCCGATTGATACGGCCTTCCTGATCGACCTGAAAGGCCCGGTCTACAATCACGCGCAGATTGGCAGAGGCCCCTTCTGACCAATCCTTCAGGCATTCGTCCACCAGCGCCTTGGCGGCCTGAAGCTCAGGGCCGAAGGTGATATTATCGGCCACCTGAACCTTAACCATCAGAGTGCCATCGTAGGTGGTCAGGCTGGTGTTACCCTTGCTTCCGCCAACCTTGGCTCCATACTTTTCAGCCAGAAGCGAAATCAGCGCATCCACATCGTCAAACGAGTGCTGACGAAACCGTGCGACCTGTTCCGACAACGGTTCGGCAAAGCCGATGATCTTACGCACTGTCTGGTCAATCAGGCGATCCGTGTCCTTGACCTGATCGGCAGGTACCAAACGGCCCTTGGCGTCAGTGTAGTGATCAACGCCGTTGATGTTGGTGACACCTGCCTGAAGCACATCTGAGGCTTCGGTGCGTTCATATTCGTCATGGGCGCGCTCGAGAACGCCCGCCTGGGTACAATCAGCCATGTGATCAGGCTCCTACGTCTGGGGTTTGATTTTTGGGGGGATTGGGTAACTGGACGGGCCGGATCACGCCCAGCGTCAGGTAATCGACGCTGTCACAGATCGCCACGGCCATCTGATCCACATGATCGGGCGGCAGCACATGCGCAGCCGCCAGCGCCAGCGTCTGAAGCGCCTTGCCAATCGCGGTGACCAGTACCTCGGCCTCCTCAGCGGTCAGTTTGTCCGAACCGATGGTACGCACACGGTTGACCACCTGCGCGTCCATATGCCGCTCAACGGCATCGAGCGCTGTGGCCGATCCGGCCAGCATCAGCTGCCATGTACGCAGTTGCAGAGGGGTGACCTCCTGTCCGCTCTGAATGGCTGCGTCGATCCACGCGGCGGTACGCGCGACTTTTTCAGAAGGCCGGATCATGCGACACCGCCTGACGACAGTTGCGCCCATGCATCCTTGACGTGCGACAGCGTGACCTCAGCCACCCCATCGACATCACGAGCAATGACGTGCGCCAGCTCAAGCACCTTGGACATCGAGCGCAACGCCCCACCGCCCGGCTTCATGGCGATCTCTGTCGCCAAAGCCCGCTGCTTAGGGTCTTGGCAGCCCCATGCATCCAGCAACAGACTGACGTCCTCAGGCTCCGGCGAGAGAATAACCTGACGCATGGATACGCGGCTAAAACGCTGGGCGTAGTTTGCCGTCCGCGATCCTTCAATGTTGCGGGTGACCTCAAGGTTACCGGCGAAAACCATACCGACCTTGGTGTCATCATAGATCGACCGGAGTTCCTCAAGCGCCTTTTCCCCAAGGTGCTGCGCCTCGTCGAGGATCAGCACCGCATTGTCGCGCGACCTAAACTGACGACGTACCAACTCCGACAACTGATAGGCCGAGCGTTTACCCGCTGGGACGTTAAACTCATCCAGAATGGCCAGCATGATGGCATTGAAGCTGGCGCGCGATGGAGCGGCCGTAACGCTCCAGACATTCGGATGCTCGCGCCGAAACGCGTCGATGGATTGGGTTTTGCCTACGCCGGGGTTGCCCATGATCGTACACAGGTTCCCGCGCCGCGCCCACGCCAGCGTTGCACGGATGCGCTGGGCCGTTTTCGTCTTCTGAAAGAATGGTGCCGCAATATCGTCACCGCCAAACAGATCGACGGCATCTTCAGACGTAAACCAGCGCTCGACCTCCGTGGCGACCGTCTGGTTATTGCCTGCATATTTACCTGTGGCAAAAGCCTGTAGCGTCGCGGTCGCTATACCGGTTTTCTTGTTGAGCTCAGCCCAACTGAGCTCCTTCGTTTCCTTGTAATCAAGAACCCGCTTGCGCAGGGCCTCCAGCTGATCATCGGTGAATTGTTTACGCGATTGCGTCATCATGCTATTCCTCGGTTGTGTGTCAGGGCCGAAGCCGTCAGGTTTCGGCGGCATTTCAGGGCGCAGGCGGGTATCAGACGCCTGCGCCCAACTCATTTACGCGCTGGCTGTTCTGGCTCTGTGTGCGGGTCGGCTAACCCACCATCTAAAATCGAAAATCGGGGCCGCTCCTGAGGCGTCAGGCGCTCAACAGCGGAGGTGAACCGGTCAATGACCGGTGTCTGTTCGTTGACCGGCGCAGGCAGGGCCGCGACCGCTGCCCCACCATTACGGCGCGGACGAACAGGTCGAATGACCGCAGGCTGTGCAGGCTCCGGTACCGGCTGAGACGCGGGCTGCATGGCGGCCAGATCGGCGGCGCTGATAAGCCCCTGAAGCCGCGCCGCTTCACGTGTCGCTTTACGCAGATCGCCTTCCATCTTGGCACGCGCCTTAGCGCCAGCGACATCATAGAACCCGACAGCCGCTTGCACCTCTGCCTCGCAGATGTATTCACCCGTAGATTTGTAAACATGGACGGATGACTGGAGGTCGTCTGGATCAAACCTGACGGTGACCATTTCACCGGCAACCTGATAAAGCGCCTGATGGTGAAAAGCGTTGCCATAGATCGACACCTCGCCGGTCTTGCGATTGGCGCGCACATTATCTGCCGTTAACAAAGCGAGGCGCATCTGCTCAGGGCTGGCCTTACCGATCGGATTGGCCTGCACACTCTCAAAGAAGATGCCGTCGAAAGAGCGCCCTTTGGCATTCTCTGTGCGGCGTCCCTCACGGGCGTTGTGGTCGGCAATTTGCTCGGCTACCAAGGCCTCAAAATCAGCCAGATCAATGGCGCGGTTGCCATAGTCTTCCGGCTTTGCGTCGATATGATTGCCAGTATAGGCACCTGCACACGCTGGATGACGACCGATGGCTTCTTCAAGGTCGCGGAAGGCACGTTCAATGGGTTTGGCCTGACCGTGATGTGGTTTGGCCCAATGTATCTGAATGCCAAAGGATGTCAGAAGCCCCCAGTTCTCATCCTCACGGATTTTGAAACGGAAGCGCGATTTCGCTCCGCCCGTTATCCATTTCGACGCAAAGGCGCGACCATTATCCAGTGTGCAGCGCTTCGGTATTCCCCAGTTTTTGAACAAATCGGCAAAGGCCAGTCGGGTCAGGATCGCAGACTCAGTCTGACCCGTGCGCCACGCCAGTATCTTATTGGAATACAGGTCTTGAATAACGACCGAAATCGGGCGCGCAATGCGTTCGGGCTGACCGTCTTTGGCGGGGAAGCGCACGAACACATCCCACTTGTGACCGTCGATATTGACGGCCTCAAGGGCATGAAGATTAGCGCGTGTCCGGCGCTGCGCAGGGATCATCTGAATGACTGCATCCATGCCATCGCGCTTGAGCTTTATGACCTCAGCTGGCACCTCGGCCTCAAGACGGCGCTGGAGCGTCTTAACGGGCGGCAGAGTAATGCCACGTACCTTGGCGATCTTGAGAGTGCGCCGGTAACATTCCGAATAGGACGGGCCAGATGGGCGAAGAAAATCCGACTTGAAGATGGTGAAAAGTTCGTCGTCCACCTCAACCCGAACCCCGCCGCCCTTCCGGCGTGGCGCGAGCGCAGGCAGCCTGTCCGCCACCGCCACACCAGCCAGCAGCTTGAGCCAGTTCCAGATTGTCGCCGCTGAAACACCATGCTGTGCCGCTGCACGGGCCACCGCCGCATTGGCCTTGAGGCCCGCCAGCTTGGCAGCATCCACCGCCTGAACGATCATCAACCGGCGCTGAGCCTCTGCCTTTACCTTAGCGGTCTGGGCCTCAAACCACCCCCAAGTCCCCTCGCCGCGCTCTGGCGACGGGGTTTCTGTGACTTCGGTAACCGACACATAAGACGGCTCCAAGAGGCCTCTTTTGACCAGCTCAAGCACCGCTGAAGGCGGCAACAGACTGGCATGATACTCAGACCCGCCGCCGCGACCGGCGCGGGGTCGGGACAAAGGTTCACCGGCTGCATTGTGTTGTTCGCCCCAGCGCTGATCGCGCGCCATGTGCGCGATGCGCGACCGCTCCGCGGGTAAGCCGGGCAAAGCCAGATCGGCCAGATCGGCGGGCGAATACCAGTGTTTGAGCATTGGCGCGGAATCAAAACCCATCACACGCGCTCCTCAAACAGAGGCAGCGACGCAGGGGCAACACGATACCGGCGCGGCTTCAGGCCATGCTGAACCAGATACGCCGTCTTGGCCTGCGCCCAGACCTTCTTACCCCATGATGTCCCCTGATGCGCATACCAGGCCTGCGCATTTAGCGCCCTGATGCGCGCCTTTAGAGGGGCATCGGCTGACAAGGTGCGATCCACCTCGACGATGATCTCATATGCGCGTTGCCTCCAGACACTCATGAGGGCACCACCATTTCGCGGATGGCCCGCACACCGGCGACATTGAGCCAGTCTTTTGGCTCTTGGCGCGCATTGATGATGCTATGGATGCCCGTATCGCTACAACCGCGACCAGCCAGATCGCGCACCAACTCCGCCAGAGGCGTTAAAGTCACCGCTCTAACACCCTCATTTGATTTATCAAGGGAGGTGGCGGGCGCAGTCCCGCCTGAGGGGGCGTTTTCCGCCTGCGCAAGATCGAGTCGGCATTCGACCAAATCAGATTCTGCGGCCTCTGCCCTCGCCGTGAGGATTTCATTACCCTCACGCAGTCGATCATTATCCGCCTCAAGCTCCCGGAGACGGTCATTAAGCGACATAACCTCAGCCGCCAGCCAATCCCGTGCCTCGTCGGCGTCCTCCAGCTCGGCCCCAAGTAATGCGACCGTCATTCTCGCCACATCAAGGCCGCTCTGAAGCTCGTCCAGTTGCGCCTGATCGACCTCTTTTGAGACAGCGACCGCAGCCTTGATCTGCGTCAGCAGGTCAACGACCTGCCCGTGGCGCAAAGTAGCTGTCTGTGCATCTTTACGCGCTCTCATGCCAGCACCTGTATGAGCAGGGTGACCACTATTGCGCCGCAGATCGTGAGTTGCAGGATGGTGTCAAGGTGGGTCTGGGGCTGCATTATTTATCCTCCCCGAAATGCTTTTCATTCAGCGCCAGAAGCAGGCCGTCCGCCTCGCTGATCGTTATTGCGTCAGCGAGCATCAACAGGGCCTGCTTGCGCTCGGCCTGAGTCATCCGCCCGAATGTGTCCAGAAAGGTATTCAACCGCTTCTTTTCAGGTGCTTCAGGGGCCTTCTTGTCGATGATGGCCACCGCCTCGGATATGCCCTTGGCCTGTCCGTCGGCGATCAGGTCAACGACCCTGACCTGACGCGCCGGATCCATCTTGGCCAGTGCCCGCAATGCCGAAGCATTGGAGCCTATAGCCAGAGGCCGGACACGCGACGCTATCGAGGCCGGAAGGCGCTTAAACAGCATGAGGTCATTACTGACCGTTTGTTGCGACAAGCCCAATTTGGCGGCTACGCCAGCCTGAAGCCCGTATGCATTACCAATCATTAGTATTGCATCCGCAGCTTCGGTTTTGACCTCCTTCT